CACGTCGAGTAATGACCGCCGCCCACGGATTTTGGGCCGTAGGTTTGAGCCACTGGCCGCGACCCATGGCGCGGGGTGTTTAACTGGTAAACACTAGGCGTAGTTATCCACAACGGGCACGGGGTGCAACTGGTTGTTTTTTGTACAACATTGGCTGTAGACCGCATTCTAGTTGAATGCTGCTCCTTTATCCTGGGAGGGATAACTCTGTTGATAAGTAGGCATAAAAAAGGCCGCGAGTGCGGCCGGTGTATTGGGGTAATGGTTAACTATGCGTGTATCCGTCCGGCTCTATCCCGAGCCACATACCCGACCAATAAACCATGGCACAATCGAAGCCACCTTGTACAGTGGCGCGAAATTGTCGGTAAGTCAGGCCCTGATCATTCTGGGACCATTTACGATAGACGGCGGCCCGCTGGGGTTTGGTTAAAATGATCATTGGGTATCTTCACTGTATAGCGACTCAAGCCCGCGGGGTATCGACGTGGCGCAGTAGTTACCACTGGGAAGTGTACCAAAGCCGTGCATTACAGAATGGGGCCAATGCGATTGAATGTATTGACGGGCCAAAATGCGGGCCTGTACGTCGGCGTCGATTTCATAATCACGGCCAACTGTGATAGATCCAGCGAGGGCGGTTGCTTTTAGCCTTGCGCCCTGATGGTCTGTGGGTGATAAGTATTTTATCTCTATTGCTTGCGACATAGTCTATTGCTCCGTAGTGCGACGGGTAAATCCCGCCGCTATATAAGATTATATGCGACTATGTAACGAGAATCAAGCAGGCAAAAAAAACCCCGCCGTGGCGGGGTCTGGTACTACGGATAACGTTAGTCGCTTTCCTCTATAGGCTCATCACTATAATAATTAGACTCCGTTAAAACGTCCGGCCTAAACGATGCTAGTTTAGTCTCAACGCATTTGTCACAAACTTTAGTTAAATAAATTCCGCGGGCGTCGTATTCGTCCCACGTTCCGCCCTCATCATGCATACAATAATTTAAATCGATCATTCTTCACGCGCCTCCGCCGGTTCGGCGTTTGTGATTTTGGCCGCTAAATTCCAAGCCATAAAAGCGCATGTCTGAGCGACGGCCGCTTCACCGCCGCTAAATAATGCCAGATAATCCTGTAATGCTTTCATATTATCAGGGGTGGCAAATAGTCCTACTGGTTCGATTTTCATTAGTTAACCTCGACTTTAATTGTGATTTCACCGCCCGCGATCATTTCCTGTACAACCTCTCGCACCTTTCCAGCTAGATCGTCATAACCGGTTTCATCATTAATAACGTCTAGCGCAATTTGCTGGATATCATCTTCATAATCAGCGAGGTTAAAATGATCTTGAATATCGAAATTGTTATCAAACCATCGATCTATCCGGTCATCTACTTCGTCATCCGTCATTACGGGTTCCTCGAGATCCATCCGATCATCCATTGCTTGCTCGACGCCATCGCGCACCAACGTATACAAGCCATCACCCAACGCTTTTTTATCCTGCTCATACTTTACAATAACAGCGGCGCGGGCTTGTACGGTCTGGGTTAAATCTTCGCACTCGGCGTTTAATGTACGTTGGTCATCAGCGCTGGATCGAATATGGGCCTCGAGACGTTCGATTTCATTAAGCAATTCATCATGGGCATATTCGGCTAAAACAATTTTATCTTTAAATCCTATCAAGTTTAATTCTTTCATCGTTTATTACTCCGTAGTAAGCGCGGGACCATCCCGCTGTATGCGATTATATGCGATAACTAACAACAATGTAAAGGGCGGCCGCATACCAACGTTTCTACCCGTTGGCCCATGCTTCACGTAAATTTAAAACCCATTGTTCGGACTCTTTATTTAAACCGTTCCTGAAATCTATAGCAGTTCGATATAATTCTAATTCCACTTTATCTAAATCGTATTCAGTTTCTAAAGAGCTTTTAAGCATTGCAAAAGAAGTTTTAGTATCTAAACCGGCATCTAACATGCATAGACAGAGCCCGTGTAAATTGGTCGCTCGAGTATTTGTGAAGATGTTCATATTGTGCATTCCTTTAATCAGTGGCTATTAGGTTAGATTCAACAACAAAGCCGGACCGGTCGCGTTTGGCTTTACCTTTGGCGCGTAAACCAACTATGACGCCGCCGGCTTTAACGTTAACAATATCAGATAGATCGCCATCTATAACTAATTGACCATTCCAGTACTGGGGTAACTCATTACGAAATACGACGGCCATAGGAACATGGCGCGGCCGCTTATCTACACTTTTTTGGTACTGTTTACGCCCGCTGTAACTAAAGATTAGTTGATAGTTTGACGGCGTCCGGCCTAAACGGTCCGCGCGTTTGGTGTAATCGTAAAAGTTTAACGCCGGAAACGCTTGGGGTATGCCATGGTTCTCGTAATCAATATCGGAAATAGTATTTAACCGAACCCATCCAGCTACTTTTTGACGCTTACAAAGTTTGTCAAAGTTAAACAATTCGGTACGTAATTGATCTAAAAAGCCGGTCCGGTCTGTTAAATAGAAATCGGTTTTAGCTTGGCGGGCATTGGCTACATTAGTAAATGCGCCTCGACCACTGGATTTTAAACAAGTCTCGAAGCATCCGGCGGCCTTACTACCCGCACATATTTTTCTATGTGGCATTAAAGACAAACTAGCGACGCGTACAGCGCCGCCTGTTTTTATCGTTTTAGCAATTTTAGTATTTGAACCCCCAACGTTTAATAGTTTCATTTTTCATCACTCCCCGGCGGTTCAAAAATGCGCCGTAAATCAATCAATTGTTGTGCAATGGCGTCGAGTTGTTCCCGGTGTTGGCTAGTAACCAAATCATCCGCCGCTTTAGCTTTTAAAATAGAGACTTGAATATCGTTAACTAAACGATGTTGTAACTCTGATATTTTCGACATTTTACATACTCCGTAGGTTATGGGATTTATCGCATACTACCGGATATAAAAAAGCCCGTCAACTAAACGGGCTAATCTTTTACCTTTTGCGGTTCCGCTTTGGTTTTACTCTCGGGCGCTTTTTTTTCTTTTCAAACTCTTCAACAGCGTCCTTTCCATATATTAATTCAATTAACCATCCGATCAAAAACATTATTTAACCACCTTTAACTTAGTCCGGGGTTTAGCTTTAGCTTTAGCTTTCGCTTTAACGGTTGCCCGAATAACGGCCTTGGGTTTAGGTTTAGGCTTGGGCTTGGGTTTAGGTTTAGGTTTAGGTTTAGGTTTAGGTTTAGGTTTAGGTTTAGGTTTAGGTTTAGGTTTGGGCGGGGGCGTTACCTGTTCGTTAAAAAATAAACTCTTTAGCCATTTAAACATCGTTTTGCTCCGTAAATTGTTAATGGATATACGATAATATGCGATTACAGCGGACTAATCAAGTTAAAAACATCGTTCCAGTTGAAAGGTTGAAGCTGGATCATGGCCGGTTCAGTTTTTAAACCATCAAGCTTTACGTCGATAGCTTGGTTGGCTTTATAAATGTGGAGTTCTGACTTTTCTAAATTGTTCTTTTGCTTTTTAACAAAAATCCAACTGCTACTATGTCGGTGCTTGGTTAACCAGCTAACTTGGTGTGGCCTTAAACTTACGGCATTACCCGTAATAAACTTTAATTCAATCATATGAAAGTTGCCTGATTCATCACAAACCAGTAAGTCAGGCACTCCGGCTACCGCCCAAGATTCAATTCTAGTGAATACTAACCGCCGAGTCTTCGATGTCTTCGCCGCCGTCTTCATCTGTTGATAAAATGCGGCTTCTCGCTTTGTCGCGGTTGTCGGCATTGTCTTCAGAGTTTGGGGTAACGTCGATGGTGATGGGGGCATATTGATCCTTTAGCTCAATAAGGGCTTGTTCTACTTGTTCCTTACTCATACTGTCGATGCTACCCGTTCGTATTTCTGATTTACTGACGTAGATATCACCATGGGCTTGCCCGCGTCTATACTCGGCTTGTACTGCGGCAGAGTAAGCGCCGTTTTGTATAGCCAGATCCCGGATTGCCTGTAAATCCCTCAAGTGTCGTTGAAAGGTTACGCCAAACTTCTCATCGAGCTCATTGCGATAACTTTTGATGGCGTTAACAACATGGGGGGATATGTGGGGGTTAGTCAGTTCGTATGCCCGGGTGTGTGCAGACGATGCTGGGTAGCCGGCATTGATAGCGGCTTCTCTTAATGTAATTTGCCCGTCTTTACTAACTAACTCTTTAACAAACAATTCTTGCTTGCGCGTCAATACAGACTGTTTGTTACTTTTGGGGCGTCCGGCTCGTTTCTTTTCAACAACGGGTGCTGACTTTGGCAGGGGTTTCTTAGCCATAAAATACTCCAGTTAATACGCGATAGTTTACCTAAAAACCATCTTATGTATATACCTAAGTATTATTCTTTTTATATTCTTTTTTATTTCAGAAGGGCTTAACGCAATTTCTTGTTTACAGTTACATATTTGTTTATAACCGTGTAACTGTTTATGTAACCCGTAAGTAATTGTATTTGTTAATAAAAACTCCAAGGTTACACCGGTTACACCGGTTACACCTATATTTTACCTTTTTATTTTTTTTTTAATTTTGACTCTATATAGGTAACGGCGTAACTTTGTAACGTTTTCACGCAAAAAGGGCCCAAAAAAGGCCCGTGATCCGTGGTTTATGTATTATTCGTCGTCGTTCTCGTCGTGTTCGTCTTTATCTTCGTTGGGTTTTTCTTTATAGACGCCTTTTTTTTCATAGAAATCGCTGGCATCGCAGTATGGGTCGTCGGTGATGCTACAGGGCATGCGGTT